ACTGGGACGCAAACGACTGAAGGAACGGGAAAAAACGGATCCAGCGTAAGCTGAGAAGGTTAATTTTCACCCAACTTCAGGAGTAAATCGATGAACACCTTAAATCTCATCAAAAAGCAAATCGATAAGGCAGCTGCCCTTCACGATGCTCAAATCTTGCACACTGCATATCGCGGTGTTGAGTATGATCAGCGTTGCGTAGAGTCTAACGAGACTCATGGCACTTTCTGCTATCGTGGTCGCATTTATACTAAGTGATCGCTATGGAAGCACTACAAATCGTAGGGTTAATTACCCTTGGTTGTGTTGCGGGCATATCATTACTTTACGGAGAGATTATTCTCCTTCAAAAATAATTAAGAGGGGTTACGACCCCTCTTTTTTTATGCTATAATGGACAAAACGCAATTTTCTATGGACAGAGCAGTTCTTAAAGGTCTCGTCAGGACCCTTAAAGCATTGATACTTGAACTAGAGGCAGAAGTCTTCGCAGACAAGGATGCCTATACCAAACCAAGGGAGAATTACGACGATCCCGTAGAATATTACAACTCTAATGACGACGATGACGGATATGCAGACTGACTGGAGGTATAGTCCAGAAAAGATGAATGCCAGAAGCGCTGCTCTTACAGTGCTTTTGAAGCGTTTTGGTAGTGACTTGAAGTCTGATGGATCGCCTAAATATTCAAATCAGAGCATTTATGAGTGCGCCCACGATTGGGTATCACAAGGCAATATGATCACACACGGAATTATCAAGTACTACGAGGTCTATTATGCGGATGAAGGACACGATTCGACTAACCAAGGCAGCTCTTAAGCAACCTTGGTTATATACAGAGGAAGAACTAGTATACATGAAGAGAGCGAGAAAACTCGCTAAGAAAGGATTGAAACTAAAACACATGAGAGGATTGAATGGAGAAAGTGACACTGGTGCAAGCGACGCCAAATCCTGAAGAAACAATGGCGTATGTCGCCAGAGTCTCGAATCCAAAAAATCAGGATAACCCAAGTTTTGAAGGTCTACTGAAATATTGCATCAAGCACGGACATTGGTCTGTATTTGAGCAAGCGTATATGACTCTAGAGATTGAGACCTCACGGGCAATCGCAGCTCAAATTTTGCGTCACCGTAGCTTCACATATCAAGAGTTTTCCCAACGGTATGCAGATTCTACTCTGCTTGCCGATAAGATTCCCATGCCGAAACTTCGTCGGCAGGATACTAAGAATCGTCAGAACTCTATTGATGATGTAGATCCTTTCATCAGGCAACAATTTGAAATAGCAATGCAGCGTTATTTTGAAGAAGGTCTTGATCTTTACAGGACCATGCTTGATAAGGGAATCGCAAAGGAATGTGCTAGAATGGTGCTTCCCCTCGCTGTGCCCACCAGAATCTACATGACAGGATCATGCAGATCATGGATCCATTATATCGCCCTGAGAAGCGCAAATGGTACTCAGGCAGAGCATATGGACATTGCCAATCAAGCAAAGGCAATTTTCTGTGAACAATATCCAACTGTCGGCAAAGCAATGGAGTGGTTATGAGTAAAGCACAAAGATTTGTTAGTGAACCCCCAGCAACTCCGTTTGCTCCTACCTGGGATTTTACTATTGCTAGGAAGGAAACTGAAATTGATGTCAAATCTCTAGCAGAATTTGTTCTGCAAAAAGAGCAGGAGATTATTGATGAGTTTCCTGGTACAGATGATGGTCAGACTGGTTTAGGCAAAGATAGTTTGACTGCACGATTTAAGAACTTCAATGCGTTAGAATGGGATCACCCAGGTTGTCACCAACTCCTGGAAGAGATCCGTGATTTTCACACTCAATACCATAATGCTTTAGTATCTGGTGGAGAACAACCAAAACTCAAAGTCAGATGCTGGGCAAATGTACTCCGTAAAGGACAGAAAATTGAGAAGCATAGACATGCTATTCATCCATTTTCGTATGTGAGTGGACATTATTGCGTTCAGTGTGATTCAACCTCTACAGTGTATGTTCACGAATATGCTGATGAAGTTAAGATCAAGAATGAACCAGGTCAATTGACCCTGTTTCCTACATACCTAAATCATTACACGACGGAGCATACCTCAGATACTCCAAGAATCACATTTGCTTTCGATATCGTTCCTACTGAAGGATATGGCGATTGGTTCAAGGGAGGATTGCTTCATCAAGATGAATCCAATCTAGTATCACTCTAAATATTGATATGGCTACCTATCCTGTAATTAATAAGAAAACTGGGGAACAAAAGGATGTTGTCCTCAGTGTTCATGATTGGACACAATGGTGTGAGGACAATCCCGACTGGCAGCGGGATTGGTCTGATCCATCAACTTGCCCTGCTGCTCAGGAAGTTGGTGAATGGAAGGACAAACTTCGCAAAAAACACCCTGGTTGGAATGAGGTGCTCAAAGGAGCACAAAAAACTGGTAGAAATCGTCAAAAACTGACCCTCGACTAAAACTTATGCCCAGAAAGAGAAAGTCTGAAAATCCCATTGGTGTTGGTATGACCGCTAAACAGATGAGAAGGAAGAAACCAGTCAATAGTGACTTCCTCGTTGATATTTCGCCCCTAACAGATAATCAGGACACCCTGTTCAAAGATTATGCTGAAGGGAAAAACATTTTTGCTTATGGCGCTGCAGGAACAGGTAAAACATTCATTGTTCTGTATAATGCGCTTCGGGATGTTCTAGACGAAAACTCTCCTTATCAAAAGATCTATATTGTTCGCTCTCTTGTTTCTACTAGAGAGATTGGTTTCCTGCCAGGTGACCATGAGGACAAATCTGCACTTTACCAAATTCCTTATAAGAATATGGTGAAGTATATGTTTGAGATGCCTACAGATTCTGATTTTGAGATGCTGTATGGTAATCTAAAACAACAGGAGACTATTTCATTCTGGTCTACATCATTCATTCGTGGAACCACTCTCGATGATGCAATTGTTATTGTTGATGAGTGTCAAAACTTGAATTTTCATGAATTAGATAGTATAATTACAAGAGTTGGTGAGAATACTAAGATCCACTTCTGTGGTGATGCAACTCAAACTGACCTTACAAAAACATATGAGCGTAATGGTATCTTGGACTTCATGAAGATCCTGGAACAAATGCCATCATTTGCTTCTATTGAATTTGGTGTCGATGACATCGTTCGTTCTGGTCTTTGTAAGGAGTATCTCGCTACTAAATTGGCACTCGGTATGTAATGTTTAATCATCTTGAAATTGAAATTCCCCGTCTAGAAAGGGAAACCATTGACGGGATTCGATATTATTCTACACCTGATAACAAGATGGTATCCATTACCTCTATTATCAGTTTTTATAATAGAGAAAAGTTCGCTAAATGGCGGAAAAGAGTAGGGGAAGAGACTGCTAACGAGATTACTCGTAAGGCAACGAGTCGTGGTACTGACATGCACACGCTCACAGAGAATTACCTAAAGAATAAAGATCTCCCTAAGGTAAAACCTCTTCCCGATTTTCTATTCAAGATCGCTAAACCCGATCTAAAGAAAATAGACAATATTCACACTCTGGAAGGATCTCTCTACAGCGAGCAACTGGGTGTTGCTGGTACTGTAGACTGTATTGCTGAGTATGAGGGAGAACTGGCGGTCATTGACTTTAAGACCTCGGCAAAACCAAAACCATATGATTGGATTGAGGGGTATCTCGTTCAATGTGCTGCTTATGCTTGCATGTACTATGAACTGACTGGAACACCTGTCAAGAAATTTGTCATCATCATGGCGTGTGAAGACGGGTCTTGCAAGGTTTACCAAGAGTATGATAAACTTAAGTACATGAAACTACTTACCAAATACATCAGAAACTTCGTAGAGTATCATCTAAATGGAAAATGAACTAAGCAAAGCTTTGGGCAAAAAATTTATGAATGCCGCAAAGTTCTCCCTTGAGATTGAGAATCTTGTTCTCAAGGAAAAGATCAATTATATTGAGGCAATTGTCCTGTTTTGTGAGGAGAACGGTATGGAGGTAGACTCTATTACCAAACTCATTTCCAAACCCCTAAAGGAGAAACTGAAGCGTGATGCTCAGGATCTCAATTTTATGAAAAAGACCACGAGAGCAAAACTCCCACTCTAAATAAGGATAGGCAGAGGAGACAGATGTCAGACTTCTTTGATTCGGAATTCGTCCAAGACGCTATTCAAGATATTAATGAACTTCAGGAAGAGATTTATACGGAAGTCTTTACTTTCGATAAACTCGATAATGAGGAGAAACTTGAGCATCTTGACAAACTTGATAATCTGCTTGAGAAGCAGAGGAACCTTTATACACGAATGACTCTTTCTGATGATCCTCGTGCCCAGGAGATGCGCGACAATGTTCGCAAATCTGCTATTATGATGGGGTTTCCCAAGGATGTTGACTGCGGTGTCTTGTTCGCAAACATGCAGAAAACTCTTTTGAAGGTCAGAGAGCAAATCTCTTGACACAGGTCCCGAGTCTGACCTATAATAGATTCGCACACAAGCCAAATCCAACTACAAGCCAAATCAAATGTCATTTGCATCCCTTAAAAAGCAATCCTCCCTTGGTTCCCTGACTGCAAAACTGGTCAAGGAAGTCGAAAAAACCAACAAAGGAGGTGGCGCGTCTGATGATCGTCTCTGGAAACCAGAGGTCGATAAAGCAGGTAACGGTTATGCTGTTATCCGTTTCCTTCCCGCTCCTGAAGGCGAAGACCTTCCGTGGGCAAAGATGTACTCCCATGCCTTCCAAGGTCCTGGTGGTTGGTACATCGAGAACTCCTTGACCACCAATGGTGCCAAGGATCCTGTTTCTGAACTGAACTCCAGTCTCTGGAACAGTGGTATTGATTCTGACAAAGAGACTGCTCGTAAGCAGAAGCGTAAGCTCTCTTACTACGCTAACATCTATGTTGTCAAGGATCCTGCCAATCCCGACAATGAGGGTCGTGTATTCCTCTACAAGTTTGGTAAGAAGATCTTCGATAAGATCATGTCTTCCATGCAACCTGAGTTTGAAGACGAAGAACCCATCAATCCCTTTGACTTCTGGGCGGGTGCAGACTTCAAGATCAAGATCAAGAAGGTTGCAGGTTACTGGAACTATGACAGTTCTGAGTTCGCTCGTCCTGGTGCTCTCTTGGATGATGACGATGCCATGGAAGCAATCTGGAAGAAGCAGTATTCTCTTGCTGAACTGGTTGCACCTGAGCAATTCAAGTCCTATGAGGATCTGAAGAAGCGTCTTGATTATGTCTTGGGTATCTCTGCTCCTAAGGCACCTCGTATCGACGAGGAACTTGAAGATGAGAGTGAAGGTCGTGGTATTCCTGCCAATGATCCTATCGCTGGAAAGGTTGATATGGGTGGTCCCATCAATGAAGATGAGGATGATACCCTGTCTTACTTCCAGAAACTCGCAGAAGAATGATATAAATAAGGGAGGAGCAATCCTCCCTTTTGTAGTTCATACATTTTCACCAATGGCTTTCACTGGTACACCATATCTTGTAACTTTTTATAAGACTGGCGAAGACTCCTCCAATACTCAAACTATTGAAGTAGTTGCTGAGTCTGAGTCCATGGCAACCACAAGAGTAAATCATCTCTTCCCTGGTTCTACCGTCACTGCAACCACCGCTGTTTCCTGATGCCTAGACAAGTCATCGTATACAACGGAGATGATGGCTTCTGCAATGTCGTCATCCCGTCAGAACAATGTGTTCTTTCTGATGAAGATATCATTGCGAAGGATGTTCCTGTCGCAGAATATTCTTTGATCGCTCACACCGATCTTCCTACATCTACATTCAGAAAAGCATGGACATACAACCACTCAAGTTCGACTGTGGATGTGGATCTTGCAAGTGCGAAAGAAATAACAACCTCAATTCTGGAGAGTCGTTATCTCGCAACGGAGAAGGAGAACGAGGAGATTACCCGAGTCGCCAACATGAGAGGGCAGACTCCAGAACTTCTTGATAATCCCGCAGTTCCATATACTACTATCAACGCCAAAAAGAGCGTTAACGGACTTCTAAGTCTACTTTAAATATTTTCAAAAGCAGTTTTCTTACCAGTATTAGAATCATATTGAGAAGATTCTTGATACTGTAAGAAATCTCTTACCTCACTAACGAACGATGAAAGGTATTCTGATCTGAGTACTCTAATCGTTCGTTTTTTATTGTTTTCCCTTACTTCCATCAACCAATTAGATACTGCTACTGTCGGGTTGATGAGTTGCCCAGGATTCTCTGGATCTGGAATACGGAATGTAGAATCTACAACCTGTCCACCAGGCATCAATAATCTGCCTTTACTATCTCTAACTTCCTTGGTCTCAAATTGACGAGTTGCGTTTAGATCTTCTTCATACTTCTCTTCTGCATAATCATAGAGTAGTCTAGTAGAAAGAGGCCACTCGTCTCTAGCATTGATTATATTTGCAGTCAATAGAACTACCCAGTCGTAGTTTGGATCGCCATATAAATTTTGAGCAACATTATCAGGTCTTTCCCCCTCAGAAATATCATATTTTCTGAAATTTGTTGCATAAACAGCAGCAGAATCTTTTATCTTCATTCTCATGAAGAGATTCTTTACTTCTACATATTGTTTCTTTCTCCCACCATCTCTATTGGGATTGATGTACTCAAAGTTTGGTAAGAGACTGAAGTATGAAATGCTAGCCATTAGTAACCTACATCGTCGAAATTGTCGCCATAATCTTCAGCATAAATGGGTTCAAGTTCAGTAAATGATAAGTTCAATTTGTAATGAACTGGTGTGCCATCTTCATATGTTGCGTGCATACCAGATCCAGTGTAATCAACACCAACAGAAGTTAAGGCACAGATCTTAAATTTATTTAGAAATCTTTGGTCACCGATTCCTTTCTTATAGGTTAGTCTGAATACATCTGGTGCTTGCAAGAAAGCATTCTGCGTACCTTTTTTAGGTGCTGCTGCTTTTTTGAATGTTTTAATTATTTGTAATACTGCTTCTGACTCTGGTTGATTTCTAGGAACAAAATCAAAGTTAAATCCAAAGGGTCTGATAGAGACTCCATTGAATAGAAGTTCGACATTCTGGTTTACAATTTGCCCAGACTGTCTCCCTAAAACATCATTCAGTCCAATATTTGTTCCTGCAAGTGCATTGACGATGCTCAGTTGTGCCTTACTCTTGAAGTAATTACGCATCAAATCAATACCCATTCCTCCACCAGTTATACCTCTCAGTTCTTCATCAGCAAAGTTTTGAGCGACAGCACCAGGTTGACCAACTCTTCCAGTCACAGCATCTACTGCTAAACCTGCTGCTTTTAGACCAGAACCAGCAAGAGCAGATAATCTAGATTCGCCCCATCCAGTTCTATTGACTGCTGCAATAGAGTTGGGCATTGGCAAAACAATGCTTTGTTTTGTTTTGGTTCCTTTTAGTTGATTCGCTAAACTATCTGCTGCTTGTGATGTTGCTTGACTAGCACTACCAGCACCAGCAAAAGAAGGGACTCCACCAGGTTCATACTTCAAAACCTCGATGAACATGTAGTCCGTCGTAGAATCGATGACATCTAAAGGATATCGCAGTAACTTTGGAGGTGTAGCCATCCTTTTTATTTGCTATTTAGGCAGAGATTCTGAATTTGGCATATGATAATGATCGTGCATCCTCAAGTTCATCTGGATACACCTCATGCATTTGACCAATTACTTCTTCCCAGGTATATTGTCTAGGCAATTGCCAATGAAAATTAAACCCCGTGAATCCTGTTCTGGATACTCCAGTACATGCAATTAGTGGGAACTCATCATATTCAATGTTAGGAGTTTTTGCTTGATATATGAAAGTGTAGAATTTTCCTGGTTCAGGAACTATTTCGGTATTTGTCAATACTGATATGAGTTCTTGCATAATATCGTCGGGTTGTTCATTCCCGTCAAAATTATCAACAATACCTTGTAGCCTACTCATACACCTAAGTTATCCTCTGTTAGAATTTTAAATTGAAGTAATCTGTCTTCGCAATAATCTTTAGCAGCTTTCCATTTTGCTTGGTTCTTAGCATACTCAGCAACTTCACGAATGTATGTTGGAGTACGCTTTTTTTGAACCTTGGGTTCAACACACTGCTTCTTTGGTTTCACTTCAATGATATACTTTTTGACACTCCCGTTAGATTCACGAACTTTGATATAAAAATCGGGGAAGTATCTGTGGATTCTGCCATCGAGAGGTGAACGATATGGGATAACGATTTCTTCACTACCCCACTCTAATATGTTCTCATTACGATCGCAGTACACCATGAACTTTCGTTCCCATAAACTGCGATAAATAATGTTGCGATGGTCTCCTCGATATTTTTCAATATTGCTAGGTTGAAATCTCCCTTTATATGCCATTATAAACAGTTAACCTAAGGTATTTAGCGTGCCAGCAAGGAATTACCCTAGAAAGCAGCGCACTCAAGATATTAAATCGTTGTTCATGAATGTGGCAACGAGTAATCATTTTGAATTTGGAATTCGCGCTTTCCCCACAACTTTGCTACAATATATTCAGCAAAGAGAACCCCTCCTAACCACAAACTTTCTTACCAGAGAGTTGAACCTGATGTGCAAAGGAGCGGAACTTCCTGGTGCTACTTTTGCTACGGCACAGGTGAAAGGAAACTATATGGGCGTTGCTCAGAAATACGCTCATACACGCATTTTTACTGAAAGTTCTTTCACTTTCTATGTGGACTCTCAGTATAGAGTCCTAAAGTTCTTCCAATTATGGCAAGAATATATTGGAAGTGGTGGCGAAGCATCACCAGATAAGAGAGCATACTACTTTAGGATGAAATATCCAGATAATTATAAGTGTAGTAGTATGGTTTTATCTAAGTTTGATAGAGATCATTTCCAGAAGATAGATTATACCTTCATTAATGCATTTCCAATCAACATTACACCAACTGCAGTTGATTATGGTGCTAATAACAAGATTCTTGAAATTAGCGTGACCTTTAATTATGATAGATTTATCATGGGATCTATCAATAGTTTGGATACTCACTCTGAGCAAGCTCAGAGTTTAGTACCAGGTCAGAATGTTTGGAACTCTCAACCAATACCTTTCAGTCTTTCTGGAGAAACTGAGTATACTTCATTCGCAGATGTAAATTACTCTGACTATAAGAGTAACTTCTTTAACTCTCCAGACAATCAAGGTCTTCAATTTGATTTTAATACCAACATTGATTATGGGGTTGATTTAAAGGGGTGATACAACCCCACTAAATAATTTTACTGATTACTTATTATGCCTTTACCTAAGATTTCGACACCGACATTTGAGTTGGTTATTCCTTCTACTAAAAAGAAGATTAAATATCGTCCATTCCTAGTCAAGGAAGAGAAGATCCTTGTAATGGCAATGGAAAGTGAGAGCATGGATGATATTGCAAGAGCTATCAAAGATGTTCTCTCAAATTGTATTCTTACTCGTGGTGTCAAAGTAGATCAACTCTCTACTTTTGATATCGAATATTTGTTCTTGAATGTTCGCTGCAAATCTGTGGGCGAATCTATCGATGTAATTCTTACATGTGCAGACGACGGAGAGACAAAGGTTCCCGTAACGGTATTCATTGATGAAATTCAAGTTATCACTGATGATACCCATAAGAAAGACATTAAGGTAGATAATACTCTCACCATGAGAATGAAGTATCCTTCTCTTAGTGAGTTTATCGATCAAAACTTTGGTGATGGAATCGATTTGAATACATCGTTCGATGTTATCGCTTCTTGTATCGAGATGATCTATTCTGAAGAGGAAACTTGGGAAGCAAAAGATCATACCAAGAAAGAATGGTTAGCGTTCATTGAACAACTGAACTCTGGTCAGTTTAAAGAGATTGAACATTTCTTTAATACCATGCCCAAACTGTCTCATACAGTTAAGTATACTAACCCAAATACAGGATACGAAGGAGAGTATACACTTGAGGGCTTAGCATCTTTTTTCAGTTAGCGATGTTGCATCAGGACATTGTTGCCTATTACAAGATCAACTTCGCCTTGATGCAGCATCATAAATACTCCTTGAGTGACATTGAAAACATGATCCCTTGGGAAAGGGACATTTATCTTAGTTTATTAGAACAGTATATTGAGGAACAGAATTTAAAAGCACAACAAGCTAATGGCATCTGACGATACTCAAAATAAATCAACTACTCTTGGTCAAGAGACTAAGATCGGTAAGCTTGCGAGAATCGAAAGAAATACCCGTATCAAAGTAAATGAGACAGAGAAGAGATCTCTAGATAATGCAAAGAAGATAACCATCCTGAAAAATATTTTAGGATACAAGAAAGAAGAGAAAGTAGGAGATAAGTTACCAAAGTCAACTAAAGAGCAAACTGCTAAAGAATACGCATCTATTAATAAGAATATTGTCGCAATCAATAGAAACCTGATTGCGATTGCTGATCTTATTACGAAAGGTGCTCAAGCAGAGCAGAAAGCAGACGATGCTGCTGCAAAACGAGCAAGAAAGAAAGCAGATGATGAGAAAAAGTCTGGTCAGGAGAGTTTATTAGAGAGTGGATTGAAGAAATCTCTCATCAAACCTCTTGAGAGTATGAAGAAAAAGGCAGCAGGTCCTTTTGATAGATTATTCAAAGCAATGGAAGCATTGTTTATGGGATTCCTTAGCATCAAAGGTCTAGATGCTTTGGAAGCATGGATGAAAGGAGATAACGAAGAACTGGAGAAGATCAAAGGTGATGTTCTCAAGGGACTAGCACTTGCTGGTGGCATCGCACTTGCACTGAATGGTGGTATTGGGTTGGTGATGGGTGCTATTTCTGGTTTGCTGGTTGGATTACTTGGTAAGATTCCTGCATTGATTGGATTGTTAGCATCTCCATTATTGTTAAAAGGACTTTTGGTCGCTGGTCTCGTAGTCGCTGGAACTTGGGCTCTTGGAAAGGTTGTTGAATGGGGTATAGACAAAGTTCGATTGTCCAAATATGGTCAAGGTAATGTAAAGAAGGGAATTTTTGCTACTAGATTGGGTGATAACTATGGTCGCATTTTATCTCAATCTAGAAGAGATGAGATGACTCCTGAGGAGAAGAAAGATGCTAAATTGATTAAAATATATGATGAGCTCTTACAGGCAAGACAGAAGACAAATAGTGATCTATATCGTATTAAAAACCAAACAACTGGATTTGGAGAAGAATTTGAAAGGAACAGAGCAGATAAAATTGCTGAATTAGAGGCACAACTTGCCGCTCAGGATAAACAACTTGCTCAAATGGAGAGAGGTGAGGGTGGATTCCTCATTCAAGGTAAGACAATTAATCAGTTATTCAATTTATATCAGCAAACTGGTAAGTTACCTGCTACTACCTTGACTCAAAAGTACTATCCAAATACCCAAGTATTCACGCCAGAGCAGTTTGAGCAAATACCAGAACCTAATTATGAGTCTGGAAGACCCCAAATGCCAGAATCAAGTACGACCAAAAATTTTAACTTACAGACTACTTCGATTGATTTTAGCAATATGAAGATGGACAATAGGTTGACTCAACTTGCTTTCTCTGGAAAGTTGGATATGGGTGATCTTGGGTTTGAGGTTCCAGATATTCAGGTTATCCCATTCCCAACGGGAGATCAAGAAAATGATCCTGTTGGTACTGATCCTAGTTCAACAGATTTCCCAGTGATACCCACGAAGAATCTATTTAATACCCACTTAGATTTTTCATACACTCTATTTGAAGGACAATGAAACTAGTACCTACTAGAAATGAACTTCAGGTTATTGATTTCGGTCTGCTTTCTATTAGGCAGACCACTCAAGGTATTAGAAAGTCTATCGGCAAATCTATCAGGGCAGATCAGAAGAGAGATTCTGAAAGACTTCAGGTAGAAAGGGGGAGAATGGATGCGGATAGGAAGAAACGAGCAGAGTCTCTAGTTGAAGCAAAAAATCCCGTCAAGTTCATAAAAGGCGGGATGAAGAAAGCAGTTCAAAAAGCAGGCAGCGTATTTAAAGGACTCTTGACTGCTGCTGGATATATTTTGATGGATTGGTTACTCGCAAACCTTCCCAGAATTCTTGTCATTATTGAAGATGTTACTGAGTTTGTTAAAGGTGTTATCAAAGGTATCGAGACCACTTTTGAAAATGTTGGTAAAGTCTTTAAGGAGATAGGAGATGTTGCAAGAGTTACCTGGGAAATGTTCACTAACTTCGATTTTAGTGAGAAAAGGAGACAGGAATTAGATAAAGAATTCCAAGACTTTAAAGGTGCTGTTGAAAAAACAGGAAGAGATTTTAATGAGAATTATGCAGACATTGAGGCTAAGATGCAAGATCTCATGTCTCAAAACTTCGCTGAGATTAATAAAAAGAGAGAAGAGTTAGGATTAGAACCTTTAACTGATGCACAAGCAAGAGCATTGGCAGAGAAATCTCCAGAGATTGCAGCGTTGAAAAAACAAATGGATGAGGGGCAATTAACTCAGGAAGAGTTTGACAAAAAAGTTAATGATTATATCACTGATATTTTAGTTAGAGAGAACAACTACACTGCACAAGAGGAAAAACCAGTACCAAGAGCAGAACCACAGACTCCGATTAGACAACTTCCTCCCAGCCAAACATCAACTTCTAATGACCCTCAGATAAAAAGACTTCGGGGTCTATTAAAGTTTATCTCATCTGGTGAAGGTGGATACAACTCAATGAACCAGGGAACGAAAGGCGATCGTATTGTTGGTAGTACTGGAGATTCTACAACAATTGTTGGGAAGAAACTGACTGATATGACTGTTGGTGAGATTATGAAGAGACAAGCATACCTGATGGATCCTTCTACGGGAGACCAAGAGAGTGATTATGGTTTGTTTGCTGTAGGTAGATATCAAATTATTCCCGATAAAATGCCAGAAGCTGTTAGATTGTCGGGTGTAAAACCAACAGATAGATTTACACCAGAAATTCAAGATAAACTTGCGGTTGGCATACTTATGTCAAAACCAATAACCAAAGCATATCTTGAAGGTAGATCTAATGATATCATGGGTACTATGACTGAATTGTCATATGAGTGGGCATCACTTCCCAATCCTCGCACTGGAAGATCTCAACATGGCAGCGGTAATG